CACGGAGGCGATCTGCCCCGATACGGTGTCGAGCCGGTCAGCCAGGTGCCGCATGTCCCCGGCGCCGCCACTGGAGTTGGCCCACGCGTCGTGGATCATCAGCTGCGACGTTTTCGCCATCAATCTTTGTTCACCTGCCATGGCGATCACCGACGCGCACGACGCGGCCAGCGAATCCACGACGGTGGTTACCCCAGGTCGGGCCACCAACGCGTTGTAGATCGCGTAAGCGTCAAATACGTCCCCGCCTGGGGAGTTGATGTGCACGTCGACGGGGCCGTTGACCGCCCCCAGGTCGTGGAGGAACTGCTGCGCGGTCACCCCGAAAAACCCGATCTCGTCGTAGATCAGGATCTGCGCCGGGCCGCTGTCGAGGTTGGTGATCCGGTACCAGCCGTGACCGTCGCGTTGGCGTGCCGTCATTTACGTGCCCCGTTTCCGTTCCCATTCGCGCCGGCTGGAGCTAGCGGCGGGAAACCGTTCGCCGAATCAGGCGTGGTCTCCGCGCCCGGTGGTTGCAACTGCACCGAAAGCAACCCCGAATGCTTCAACACAGTCCAGTCGTTGTTCTTGACCGCCTTGACAACGGAGTCCGGTTCGAAACCCTCACGGATCAGCGCCGTGATCGTTGTTGCTTCCGCTGTCTGGATAGCAGCAATGTCGGAGGCGTCTTCCCGCATGAACGGGATCCGGTCGTCATACCACAGCGACGCACCCGGCGGGGTTTGCATGATCTGCTGCAACGACGACGCCGCGTTGCCCCACAGGTGAGCCATCGTCCCGTCAGAGAACCGGCGCCGCGCTGCACCGAAGTTTCCAGCGTTCAACGCCGAGCCCTCGAGGCCCTCGGCGAACCCCACCCAGCTGGGGGGGACACCAGCCGCAGCAGCCAGCCGGGACTCAGCCCACCCCTGCACCACCGCGTAGTCCATGTCCTTGAACGTCGAACCGATCGTCACCGGATCCGCGCCCCCACCCAAGAACATGGTTTTGTACGCGTTCGCTACACCCCGGTACTCGGTTTCAAGGAGTTCCTTGAACTGCCGAACCATGTCCACACCGATCGACGGATCAAACTTGATCGCCAAATTCGGTGTCGCCGCGTTCTCAAAAAACCGGTACTTATGCTCGGTTGACGCTTGGTCGCCTTGCAGTTCCCGCATCACCGGAGTGACCCAAGACTGACCCAGGAAATGCAGGTCAGGGTCGGGGATCGGTGCGTAGTGACAGATCTGCTCCGGGGTGAAGAACCGAGCCTGCCCGCTGGGCGGGCGCCACAAATATCCGGCGACGGTGGTGTCCGGCGCGGTCCACGGCGACTCGGCATCCTCTTGGGATCCCATAGCGATGGTCACCCACGGGGGGTAGAGGCGGTGCATGGTGCGACCGTTCCGGCGGTAATAACTGTTACCGGCTGCTGACGCGTCCCACTCCATACGCGCGAGTAGGTCAGCGGTGGTGCCGCCCGGCCATGGCTGCTCAAGGACTTTCAGGTCGGGGGTGCCCCACAGGTCGCCGGGTTGGGCGCCGGTGAAGTAGGTCCATTGGAACCGGATCTGGGAGAACACCTGCATCCGCGCCAACACCAACGCGAACACCGGCCCCGACCTCTTGGCTGCCGCGTCGGCGGTCCACGCGATCCGCTCCTGATCCACCTGGCTGTACGTGGTCTGCAGTAGCGGATAGTTCGCGCCCCCGTAGCTGAACCAGGAGGCGTATTCGTCTAGGGACAGGTTGAGGGGCCGTCCGGCGACTGGGCTGCGGGCGACCTGCGAACTAACCCGCTCGAGCAGACCCACGACTCACCTTCGAACGCTTCGCTTCCCGCCAACCCTCACGGCAAGCCACCGCACACCACACCAAAGCCAGCCACAGAACGGCGAACGTCTTGAACGTCACCCAGCCCAGCACGAAAAACAGCCCAGCGATCAGGGTCAACGCAGTACGACCGGCGTGGACCTGTTTCACTTGGGTGGTGATTCGGGCAACCGGGACACGGTCAAGAACTGACGTCACCTAGTAATCTCCTTAGTCATCTGTTAATCTCCTCAGTGACTCGCAAGGCGAACTCAGGAGACGATGCGATGAGCACTGTTCATTTCGAGATAGTGGGCACGACCCCACTTCTGATGCACGCGCCGACGACCATCGACCCGCTTCATCCGGTGGCCAAAGAGATGGCAACGATCATCAAGGCCAAGAAGGCCAGTGACCGCACCGAGGACGATCACGCCAGACTCGCCGAACTGGAATGGCATGCAGCGCTGTATGTCGCGCCGGGCTTATTAGACGGCCCCGTGGTTCCGACAGCGAACATTAAACGCTCACTGTCGAAGGGCGCCTACTACGCCAAAGGACAGAAGGTGTCCACCGCTGTGACCAACGGTATCGATCCGTTAGACATGTTCGCGGCCCTGGCCTATGAAGGACCACGCGACCCGAGCGACCTATATAAAGATGGCCGGTTCGCCGATCGACGCGCCGTCAAAGGCGGCGGGAAGGTCATGCGCACCCGACCCAGATTTGACAAATGGGCGCTAGTAGCCGACTTCGAACTTGATGAGTCACTACTTGACTTCGCTGATCTCGCAGCCTCTGCTGACATGGCTGGTCGCCTCGGGCTGTGCGATGGCCGGAAGATCGGTTTCGGCCGATTCACCGTCACCACGACCCATGTCTAATCCGTTCGAACCCACCCGGCCGGATGGCCGTTCAGACCGGCAAGTGGTTTTCGACCTCGTTTCCGAGGCTCAGCCAGACACGATGTTTGAATACAAGGTGCTGATCGATGTCTTGTCGGAAGGGCTTGGCGAGGAGATAGACCGACGTCGCGTGTACCGTGCCGTCGTTAACGCGAACAAGCTGCTCCTACATGAGCGAAGCCGTTATCTGGGTGTCGTGAAGAATGTGGGCTACCGGATGCTCCGCGCCGATGAGCATCTGCCCGCGGCGATCGGCCGCAAGGAGAGCGCAGTCTCGAAACTCAAGCAGGGCATGGAGCTGTTACGGAACGCAAAAATTGAGGAATTGGACGAGGCGCAGCGGGTGCTACATCAAGGCCAACTGTTGATCATGAGCGGTCTTTACGATGCTGTCCGTGAGTCGCATCGTCGGCATGACCGGCAGGAACGCGTTATCGAGGATATGCGGGCTAGGCAGCGAGCCGACATCGACGCACTCGGCAAGCGCCTAGATCGACTGGAGGGAAGCTAG